GCCCTCGCTCTGCACCTCAACCTCCAGCTCCTTGACGCTGACATCGACTTCAATTTCGCGGCCAAGAATCAGGGGGTTGGTAATCTTGCCCCAGTTCGGGCAGTTCGGGCAGATGCCGGGGTTCTCGCTGTCCATCTTGACGCAGGGGTATGGGCCTTTGATGTCGCGCAGCTTCTGGTTCATCCGGTCTGCATCGTAGGGGTGCATCTTGCTGAGCCAGACCGCAGCCTTTGCCCCATCTGCGCACACCTTGGTCCACGACAGCAGACCCCGCCAGATTGGCTCCATGCCCTCATCCTGTGCGTTCTCGGCGTAGTTGGCCAACTGTGAGCAGCCACTACCTTCCTTGGTCAGCATCCAGATTTTCTTGAACGAAGTCTTGCTGTTCTCAAACAGCTTGACCGCTGTCGCACTGGTCGATGCCGCTGGCCTTGCCCCAGGTAGATCGAGCTTCTCGACCACATCCGTTGCCTCATAAACCGAACCCTTCAACTGCCCCCGCACGATGGCAGCAAACGCCTCGAAGTCGAACACATCTCCGGTATTCAGTATGCGCACGGGGCGCGGCTCTGGGTACTTCTTCTTGAAATTCATTGTGCCGGGCACGCGCAAAACACGGGCCGCATCGGCAGTGACGGTCATGTCAATTGCCATGTCTTGCTGATGGCACAGGCGTTTGAAGTTCTCCGCCACGGGCTTCCATGTCTCGACAGGGAGCGCCTCCTTCAGGGGCCAGTAGCAGTGCAGACCACCGCCAGAGTTGACGATCCATGGCGTGCCCAGCTCACCCAGACCTGTTTTTTCCAGAAAGGCGTTGAGCGCTTGCGCCGCATCTTTCTTTGATGCGTAGCCGTCCATGTCAATGAACAGCGATTTGATGTACTGCGCGTTGGCTGCGGTGCGCTTATCTTCCGGCCCGAACGTAGACATGGCGTAGTACACACAGTCCTTGTTCTTTAACATCCGCGCAACCGCACCCTGTGTCTCTTCGAGCGTGTTTGTAAACACCTGCTCTTTCCTTGACGTGAACTCTGCTACGCAATACCGCCCATATTCGGGCGACGGCAACACAGCCGCTAAAAAATCAAGCGGTTCCATTACGATCCTTGGGTTTAATTGTGCAGGAACAGGTCGAGTTGTCGCGGGTCTTGCGCAGGGTGTTCGTGTTCGGGTGCGAGTAAGGTGATACGGCGCAGCAGCTCCATCTGCCAGTCCTTGGGCAGGCCGTCTTCGTCTTGAATGAGGTCAGCGCAAAATCGGATCAGCTCCTGCGTGCTCAAGGTTCGAGGTTGTATTCTTGACATATTCTTCTCCATGCTGTGTCTGCATCCCGTGAGGTCTGCATTATTTTTGTAAGGAACTCGACGCGGTTACGGTAAGCCACAAACACCTCAGTGCCAGTGAACCAGTTGTAAACGGTCTGTCGTGATACGCCCAATGCACGGGCGATCTTGGTGACGGGGAAGTCGAGGTGGATAGCCCACCGCCCAAGCTGGTTGCCCAGAGACTTGGGGGTCTTCGCTACATCATCAATGATTTTTTGTGAATAGGCCATAGTGTTGTAGGTGGGGGTACTCGCTGCGTCTGGCGCGTTCAGTACATTTCGGCTTACTGCGTCTACTCGTCCCGGCTTGCGCCGACACACCAGCATCCGCTTTCCCCCCGATTCAATTACTCGTCGTCCCAATCGGACACGATGTCGGCCAGCTTGGACTTCTTCGCTGGAACGGCTGTTGGTTTGGGTGCCGCAGCTTGGCGCACTTCTGGCTCGCCAGCTTCTTCCTCTACCACTGGTGCAGCCTTGGCTTTCTTGGCCTTGGCAGCTTTGACTTGTTCAACAGCAATCGCTGCGTCCTCGTCTTCGGCCATCAGATCACCCATGGGGCGTGTGCCTTCCAGCTTCAGCGGGGCAACAGGAGCCACCACGCCATCCGTAGCCGCAGGGGTAGCCGACACTGCCTTGGCAGCATCGCTGGAGTGCGCTTGATCTTGCGCTGCCACGTACTCCTCATCGGTCAACCAGCGTGCAGCTTCAAACACCAGCTTGGGCGACTCGGCCTTGGTGTCGAACTTCATACGGGTCACGATGGTGTCGAGGTTTACAGGAGGGGTCTGCGCTGCCATGTAACGAGCGTACGCTTGCAGTGGGCGCTTGCCGCCTTCTTCCTTACCGAAGATGGACGTAGCTGGCAGGGTGACCTGCAACACATCGCCTTCAGGGTTGTTGGCCAAGACCACAGCGAGGCGCTGTTGGTAACGGCAAGCACGAGTCTGGCCATTGCCTGAACCTGCGATGTTCTGTGGGCACTGGGCGCAGCTTGACGCTTGCTTGTTCTTCACGCCTGCATCAGGCTTTTCACCGTCAGTGGATGTGCAGTCAGGTGCGGCAGCAGCGGCGTCCTTGTCGTAGGAGCCAGCGTAGAAAATACGGCTGACCTTGGGCGCAGCCTTGATGATGATGACGTCCAGATAACGCTCGTCGATTGCAGCAATCTCTTTGCCGCCAGACAACAGACGGAATACACCGCCTTTGATTGAGACCCGCTTGAGGCCAGAAGGAGCAGCACCGCCAGCCAGAGCCAGTGTGGTTGCAGACAGCTCAGCGTTACGTGCGAAAGCGGGGACTTGGGAAGGGTTGAAGAGGGCTACGTTGCTCATTTGTTTTCTCCTTGAAGGAAGTTTAAAAAGATGTTGGCATGGTCGACAAGCTGCTGGGGGTGCAGCATACCGCCATTGTTTTTGTGGAACTCGAGCGCTACGCGCAGCGCGCTCTCTCGGTTCCAGTAGTCGCTGCGGTCTACTTCTGGCGCGAAAGGCAGCACTGTTTCGTCCATGACTTTTTCAGTCAGGGTTTTGGTTACTTTGGTCATGTTGGTTTACGGACAGATATGTCGTACTCGGACGACGAGTTGAGACCCGGAGGCATGATGCCGGGGTTTTCTTCCAAGAACTGCGCCATGTTGGTCTGTGCGATGCGCTTCTCCAGCAGCTCAAGAGCTGCGTTTTCCAGCACGAACTTCTTGAATTCGTCCCAGTCTTGCGTGGAGTAACGCGTCTTCACAGACAGCACCACAGTGCCCTCTGGAGTTCGTACAGATGTGACGCCCATCGTCTTCATCTGGTCTTTCATTGCGTTGCTGATCTCAGCTTGCTGGGCCTTGAGCACTTCCACTTGCGTGTCGTACTCTTGTGTCAGCTCACTGATCTTGCCGCGCAGCTTGCGGTAAATTTTCGCCAGTTTATCCAGCGGTATCGCTTCATCGCTCATCTACTTCTCCTGTTATGTTTGTCTAAGGTTGGACAGTTTACACGGGTTTTTTGGGTTTGCATACTCCTTTTTAAGATTTAATTTCGATGTCGAACATCTCGGTCAGCAAAGAGTTGTCGGTCACCTTTGCGGCCAAGGCCTTGAACATACGCTTCTCGATCGGGCTTCCTTCGATGTGTATGACAGTAACTTTCTCTGCGGTCTGACCCTTGCGATCGGCTCGGGCGCAGCACTGGATGTACTGCTCAACGCTCATCAACGGGCCGTAAAACACCACGGTATCGGCAGCAGTCAGGGTAATCCCGTGGGCAGAAGCGGCAGGCTGCATGACCAATACCCGAGGTTGCTCTTCGGTTTGGAATCTGTTAATGGTCTGGCCGCGTTTGCTTGGGGAGATGTCGCCATGGATACACTCGTTGGCGATTCCCTTCTTGGTCAAGTAGTTGCTGATCGTGTCGATCGTGCTCCTGAACAGGGCGAAGATGATGACCTTGCGATCGGTCTCCTCCAGTATCTCTTCGAGCACCGCCAAGCGGGGCGCAGAGTCGAACTCCACAACTTCCTTGTCGTCGGTGTAGGCCGCACCGCAACTGATCTGCAAGAGCTTGCTCACGCCAGCAGCGGCATTGACCGCCGTGATGGTCTCTCCAGCCGCCTGCACCAGCATGCGCTCCTTGAGGATGTCGTAGTACTTCTTCTGCTGTGGGGTCAGGGCCACCTCGCGGGTCATGGTGATGACGGGCGGTAAGTCAAGGCATTGGTCTTTGGTGAACCGGATGGCGGGCTGCAACGCTTCGTACACCTTGTCCTTGGCGTCTGCCTTGGGTGCCCACTTGAACATCGTTACTTTGTTCATCACCATATCGCGCCACGCTGTAAAGAACTTGGGCACGCCATCGGGGTTGACCAGCTTGGCCAGTCCGTACGCATCCATAGGGGACTGCGAGGCAGGAGTGCCCGTCATCATCCACAGGTAGGTGTTGGGTGTCAGGATGGAGTTGAGCGCTTTCCAGCGCCGTGTGGTGGGCGTCTTGTAGGCGTTGGCCTCGTCAACAATCACCAGATCAAACCGTCCGTCAGCCTTGACTTCTTCTGCGATGAGGTTGAGCCCTTCGTAGTTGGTGATGACTATCTCGTAGTCATGCTGGATCATCTCGATGCGCCGAGCAGCCTGCGGATGGTGCGCGATAACGGCAGACCTGTGAATGATGCTGCTGTTAATGTCCCCCATCCACGCGCTGTGCATGATCGACAGAGGGCACAGGATCAGCACACGCCTGACCTTGCCCAAGCTCATCAGGTAGTCTGCTGCCCACAGAGCGGAGAGCGTCTTGCCTGTGCCCGGTTCGCTGAACACGAATGCCCTGCGGTACATCGTGAGGAACGCCCCTGTCTCTACTTGGTGAGCCATCGGCTTGTATCTGCCGGGCCAGTCGTAGCGCCTAATGATGGGCGAGGGTACATTCTTTACGCCTAGATTACGCAGCACACGCGCTTCATCGAGCCCCCAGTAGACCGCAACAGACGCCGAACCATCATCGTGTGTCTCAACGACTTTGTGTTTGGGAATGATGCTGTACTTGTGAGGGTTCCGTGTGCGTAGTATGAGTGCCTTGTCGTCAACAATTTCCACTTGCTTCTCCAATTATTTTTTTGAGCTGGCGCGGTTCTTTGCCACGCTTCGCATCCGCAGATTACCTTTGGCCGATGTGCCGCCACTCTTAAGTGGCTTGATGTGATCGACGTCCATGCCGTCACCTTTGCTTGCCTGCCCAGACTTCTCCATGATGCGGCGGGCCTTGACTCGCTCTGCTCTGTTGGCAATCTGTTCGGGCTTGCCGTGGTATTCGGCGTACTCTTTCTTGTAGTCACGCTTGCTTGAAGGTTGTGCCATGGTTGGCTCCTAATGCTTGGGGTTGAACTCGCAGCCAGTGACCTGACACCAGCCGCACAGCGGGGTTGACGTGGGGTTCCACACATCGTTTGCAAAGCTGCCTTCGAGCCGCGCTACACGCTCACGGTACTTCCACCAGAACGCCTCGGCTTGATCGCGTGTCATCTGCATCTTCACCATATCATCCTTGACGATGAACAGCAAGGCGCTGTT